TAATTATTTGTTCTATACTCGTATCCAGTACGATTCCTTTTAGTTCAATCAAAACAATTCCTCTCCCTCTTCTTCACTCAGATCTTTTGTTTCTACTGTATTGCCGTCATCATCATTAGTTGCCTCCAATAAAGGTTTAATTACCCCATTATTCCAATCTGTGATAAGCAATACTTCCATATTATTCATGCCATATCTATTCTTTTTAAGGGATATTTTAAGTGTTTCATCTATTTGTTTTATACTCAATACTCTTGTCGCATTTTGTACTATACCGTCACTTTCTGCCACATGTATTAATTCTGGTGCTTCATCATTTTTATTCTTTTTTGCATCTCTATTACTTTGAGCAGGTGCTAATATAGGAATTTCATACTTTTCACTTGTTAAATATAAATCCTCTGCTATATGAGTATATTTGAGCCTATTAGGTTGCCCTCGTTCTTTCCTATAATCCTCCATAAGACTTATCTGGTCTACCCCTATTATATCAGGATTATATCTTTCTATTAATTGGTGTAATGTTTGAATATCAAGCCTATTTCCACCTAAATCTCCTGGAGTTATTATTATAAAATTATTTTCTATTTCATTTAAGGTATTTAAATACTCATAATAATCATCTTGAGTTTTATTGTCTCCTAAATCTTCACTGCCTTGCATAAGGGATAAATTACAGAAGCCGGCATTCAGAGTATCGAACCTAAATCCAACAATACTTTTTCCCATTTCTCCTGAATATAGTAATACCTTTTTATTATTTTTCCAAGCCTGCACTAAAAAATATAACATTATCCATGATTTCCCTTCATTAGTTCTTCCTGTAATTGGAACGAAATCATTTTTAAGCCATCCATGAGTGATTTTATCCAGTTCCTCTATTCCTGTGCTAATACCTAATAGACCTTCTGCCTCTAATCTTATTTCATACTCATTTCTTCTATCATAAGAATTCTTTATTAAGTCATAACCTGTATTTCCTGTATAAAGAATATCCTTAAAATCCTCCATTTGCTGCCTTACATACTGCACTGCTTCCATTGAATTATTTTCTGCTAATTCAGCTGTTTTCTGAACAAATGGAGTTATTTTATAGAATAAATAGTTTTCTTTTAATGTCTCTACTAAATAGGATTCTGATTCCTGTACATCAATAATTTCAAACTCTTCAAACTTGTTTAAAAATGTTGCTTTATCTGGTATTTTCCCGTACTTTTTATAATGATTTGATATAAAATTAAATTCATCTGAGTACCCTATAAAATAATCTGCATTTATACCATTATTAATAATTATTGCCATACTCTTATCTTGCAATATCTTATTTAATACCTGTAATTCTATCATACTGATTCTCTCCTGTCATCACCTTTAAATTCATACTTATCACACTGACCATTTATTCTGCTTACTATTCTTCCTCCTAAATATTTCTCATTTTGTAGAGTACTAAGATTAATATTAGATGTATATACCTGACTTAAATTATTAGATTCCCTATAATTAATAAGTATATATAATTGCTCTCTGACCCAATCTGAAGGCTTCTCTACCCCTATATCATCCCATACTACTATATCTGCTTCTTTTATGTGATCTACTAACTCATGCATATCATTTCCATCAGTAGAAATCTCATTCCTTACCCCTTGTAAGAAATCAGGCACATTAACAAATATACCTCGGCATTTTAAATTATTTGTTAAGCATACTTTTTTAAGATATTCATTTAATATTTTACATGCCCATGATGTTTTTCCATTACCTTTAGTTTCACTGTATAAAAATAATCCTTTACCCCTGTAGACATTATATTTTACATCTAATCTCCATCTGTTTAATTCTTTATATACATCCAAATCTTTTTTAGTTGCCTTTAAAGGTATTTCCCCTCTATATTTTTTAGGCAGGTTACTAAAATAATATATATTTTTTAATTGTATATATCCTTTACAATATCTGCTACAATCTGGATACTTCCTACATCCAAAATCTTTTCCTAAACAATCAATTTCTATACTATCACCTCAGAATACTATATCTTTATAAGGATTTAATTCTTCTGCTCTTCTTTTTGCTTCTTTAACTTCTTTAGAATCATACATATCCATCCAAGTATAATCAGGCATATCTATATCATCAGTTAAAAGCCTTGTCATCTCTTTTATTCTGCCTTCTTCTGTACTTATTTGATTAATATATAAGAATTTAGATATACTATAAGCCAATTTGGTTGTATTTTCCAAATATTTATCAAATTTTCCATTTCCATATAGTGTACTTGGTCTTAAATACTTTTTCATTTTATCTGAGGTGTTCCATTCTATATATTGCTCATAGGTTACTGCGTATATATCATATTCAGTATATCCTTGCTTCAATAGGTTCTCTATAAACTTCATATTATAAGGAGAATCTTCTTTATATCTTTTTCGTGTTAATTGATTAAGGTATCTTATAGCAGTTCTTGTTATCCTTTTTACATCCTCTGGTGCTTTGCTCACTTTCCTTGCTTTCTTTTCACTATAATCAGATATACTATTTCCTAATAGATCTACTGTGCCTCTTTTCATTTCCTCTTCCTCTTTCTGCTCTTTTATATATTGTAATTTTATATTTTCAATAACAGGATGACTAAAATTAACCTTAAAATATCTGCCTGCTGTCCCTTGCTTATTTATTTTCTGTTTTCTATGAATAAGTTGTAAATCCTCTAACACCTTTAATATCCTATTCTGTGCTGTCCTGCCTATAAAAAACTTATTTTCCATATCCTTAATAGTATAAAAGAAATAACCATCTTCATCAATTTTAAGAATATTAGAATAATAAATATTCTTTAAGAGTAGTTCACTAAATATAATTGATGCTTGCATATCTTGTGTTATTTGCATTATATTATTATTCATTACTGGATTTCCACTATTAGAAAATAATGCTGGTAAAATATCATTATCCCCTCTTATAGTAAAATCTATTTCCTCTTCGACACTTTTCTCTATACACTTATTTATCATTTCTTAACCACCTTTATCAGACTACAACAGTTATATTGTTCCTAATCTAATATAAATGTTGTTATTAGATTACTAACACATTATAATTTATTATCTAATTGTTAAATTGTAGGTGTTTAATTTAAACACCTATTAGCTCTTACAGACTCTATTATATCTTACAGAGCTCTCAAGATATAATAGATATGTAAGAGACAATAGGTGTTTAAAATAAACATAGGGTATGGTATGTTAGTATTATTTATTCCCTTTAGTTTTACTTCCATTTCTTTTCCTAATTTCTTCTCCTGCCTTTCCCCAGGAATTACTTCTATTATATTGTGCCATCATGCCAAAATACACATTTTCAGAGAATTCTATGATTATTGGTATATCCTCATATTTTATACAATTTAGATATTGGTTAGCATTTCCAAACTTAATTTCCCCATATCCAGTGTATATTTTATACATAGGAGGAAGATAATACTCTTTTTTAGTTTCTTTATCTTGTTCTTTAAACCATTGATACCATCTATAAAGAGTAATATATCTTTTGTTTAGTATCTTTTCTGCTACTAACCTATAATTATAGAAATAATGTCCATTTCTATAATAAATATCACTATCTATATATTTATCCCTATTAATACCATAATCATCTATATTATCTTCCATATTCTACCCTCATTTTTATTATTCTGCCAAATAATGCCACAGAGCCACGACATTAAGTTCAAGGTATTAACTTAATATATACTACTAATAATAGATTTAAACTTAACTGTAACTACCTGTGTTATCATTCTGTATAAAAAAGTAGGATATTAGTTTAATATCCTATCTACAAGTTCATATTTACTAATATTCTCCAATTTTCCATCTACAAGTATGTCAGATAAGTCCTTTTTAGAGTTTATTATTTCCTCCACTACTTCATCTATAGAATCTTTTACAACTAATGATTTAATGTTTACATTTTTAGTTGTGCCTATTCTATGACATCTATCTTCTGCCTGCTCTACTGTACTGAAATTCCAGGGTCTATCATAGAATATAATATTATTTGCTTTAGTTAGTGTTATACCTGTACCCATAGCACCTATTGTTCCTATAATAACCTTGCAGGAATCATCCTCCTGGAATTTCTTTATTTCTGTTTGGGTATCGGATCCTCCTACAATATAGGCAGGATTACAGGAATTTAATTTATCTTTCAGCATTTCTGTAACTTCTACCCAGTTGGAGTATATTATAGTCTTTTCTCCGTTACTCACATTTTCAGAGATTAATTGCATAAGCCTATCAAGTTTCACGTTTTCTTTGAGGTCTTCTTTAATAATCTCTGGATTACTGGTTAATTGCCTCAATCGAAGCATTTTAGCAAGTGGATTATTAAGTTTCATAATCATATCCAGTTCTTCACGAAGTTCTTTCTGTACTGCTCTATAAAGTTGTTTCTGCTTTCCTCCCATTTCTACATATTCAGTTGTTCTGATCTTTTCAGGCAGATCTAATACATCCTCTTTAAGTCTTCTCAATTGCACCCTATCTACCCTGTTCCTCAGTTCTTCCATATTCTTATACCCTACAATTTCATATCCCTTAAAACCCCCCATTTCACAGTAGGTGTTTCTAAATGCATAAAAACTCCTCTTCTCATATCCTAACCATTTTAGGATATTATACAAATCGAGAGGTTTATTAACAAGTGGAGTTCCAGTTAGAGCAATTTTATACTCTGATTTAATTTGGTGTATTGCTTTTCCTGCTGCTGCCTGACCGTTTTTTCCCCCACCTCTGTGTATTTCATCAATAGCACAAATATTAATAGTACCCTCGGAGGTCAGTTTCTTAATTTCCTTCTGAACATCCTTATTCCTCAATGATTCAATATTGGTAATGAGGAAATAAGAATCAATATCTTTAATATTCTTGAGATCTTCTATCCTGGCTTTTGTACCTTTATCAGTCAATTTACCTTTTGTATTTACCCTCATACCTAATACATGACCTGTATCATTAGAGTGTATTTCTATCTCTTTCAGCCAGTTCCATTTAAGGCTGGCTACTCCAGTTATAATAAGGGTCTTTTCTGTCTTGCTTCTCTTTGCAGTTGCTATATCAATGACTTGTTTGGTTTTCCCAAGTCCCTGTTGATCTGCAAGAAGGAATTTCTTATGCTTAATACCGAATTGTACTCCCTCTATTTGATGCTGATATGGCTCAGTAACAAAATTAACTTCCTCTGAATCTACATCTTCCTCTTCGATAAATTCATCATGAAGGATTGCTGGTCCTTCATATATGATATGCTCATTGGAAAACATATCGATTACTGTACCAAGTGAATCT